GACGGGGAACACCAATGCCAATGGAAAAACTTTACCAAGAGCGCGGAGGCTACTACTTTGATCCAGAGACAGAACTTGAGCTTGCCAATGAATGTGCTCAACAATTTGAAAAGTATATAACAACAGCAGAAGCATTAAAAAAGAAATTCAATAAAAAATGAACCTAGTATTTGCATACCACAACGGAGACGCGCAGCTTGCACTGAAATCCGCGCAGGCTATTACTGCGATGGGGATCAATATGCGCCACAAGGCTACTGTGTGTTGTTCCAACGATACACTGTTAATCGATGAAATAACACTTGAACTGCAAAAGTCCTTCCCGACTGTTGAACGTCTCATTGCACAAGATGGGTTCAACGGGTGGCCACTCGGTCCCAACCAAATGTTCAGTGATGCATCGGCCCACTGCTACGCCATAGAAGAGCCTTGGTACTTCTGGGAGCCAGATTGCGTTCCTATGGTTGAGCGTTGGATGGATAAACTTGAAGATGACTTCAATAGCAAGCCCGCCATTGTTGGATGCATGTACGAGGGAGGAGTGGCCCCAAGTGGGAAAAACGTATACAAGGCTATCGTAGGCAGCGCAATCTACCCTCACAATGTTTTGGACTACTGCGACCTAGCCAAAAATCTAAACAACTACAATCTAGCCTATCGCAACGCTGGAGTCATTCCAGAACCTTGGGATATCTACTGCCGATGGGAGTTTATGGCTATTGGGCGCAACACTCCTTTGATTCGAGCCTATTGGCAAAGTGTCAACTATCAGTGGCAAGGCAATGACGTACGTTTTTACGCACAAAGCCCAGAGGCCCATGAGATTCAAGAAGTAACATGTCCTGCAAGGATTGTAGACAAAGATGCCGCAGTCATCCACGGGTGCAAGGATGGGTCACTCCATCAAATGGCCATTAATCGCTTTGAAATGACTCAACCAATTTTGAAAGAAAAAGATACTACTATTTCCATCAAAACACCTTTAAAACAAACAGAAGGAAAAAAGAAGCGTAATATCAGTGACGAAGAGAGAAAAAGAAGGAGCGAGGCAATGAAAGCAATGCTTGCCAAAAGACGCCAATCTTTGATTGAACGCTCGGCCTAGTTGTGTGTCAAATCTCGTCATATGCAAGACATTATTTTTGAACCAGCAGCAGAAATGGCCATGCTTTCATGCTTGTGCCATGGGGGAGATGATACTCAATCAGAGATGATGGAGAAGCTCCGAGAGGACCACTTTTACACCCACGAAAATAGGCTCATCTTCCAAGCGGCTATGCGTATTGCTGCCAAGAAGATCCACATCAACTGGGTCAACATTGAGGATGAACTGAAGGCCAACGATCATTTTGATCTAGTCGGAGGGAAGCCAAAGATCATTGAGATCAGCACATTCTGCCCCAATGGTAAGAAGTGGAATCGGTATTTCCCAAAACTGGAAGAAGCCCGCTATCGCCGTTCATTAGAGACATTGGCCAGTGATATTGTCCACAAGGCCCGCGACCGCCAGATCCACCTTCAAGAACTGAAGGAATGGAGTGAAAACTCAGTGATGAAGGCAGATTTCGTCATGGATAACGATGAAAGGCTTTGCGTTAAAAACTCGGTCAATACTGCGGCAGAGAATATTGAGTGCATGGCTCGTGGAGAGATGAAGCGCGGCCTTCCATGCGGAATTGGTGCTATTGATGACTTCTTAAACCTTGGGTTACGAGGCGGGGATATGGTGGTGCTCGCCGCCCGCCCATCAGTAGGAAAGTCATCTGCCGCCATGCAGATTGCAGAGCATGTTGCATTGGACCTCAAGAAGCGTGTGCTTGTATTCTCACTTGAGATGACATCCACTTCTTTGATGGAGAGGATGATTCGCTCTAGGGCTAAGGTTCCAGTTGCAACACTTCTGGCCAGAAGGGCAACTCGTGGACAACTCAACGACTTGAGCAATGCCACTCAAGAGATCATGGAGTCCAATATTTTGTGCGATGACAACGCTGGTAAATCCATAGGGTACATCAAATCTATATCCCGCCGCGCCCACCAGAAAGAGCCTCTTGACATGATCATTATCGACTACCTCCAGCTTGTTAAGGGAGACAGTCGCAGGAGCAAGGACAACAGGACATGCGAGATTGAAGAGGTGAGCAATGGGGTCAAGGAACTTGCAAAGAGCCTCAATGTTCCAGTGATTGCACTAGCTCAGTTGAATCGTGATCCAGAAAAGCGTGGTGCGGGAAAGCCCGCAATGAGTGACCTCAAGGGATCGGGATCACTGGAGCAGGACGCCGATATTTGTATCCTTATGAATTTGGCTGAAGAGGATATCAATGCCTATAGCCAAACCCCCACCATTGAGTTTATCATTGCGAAACAACGCGAAGGCCCGACTGGCGTTGGCAAGATGGTGTTTTGCAAGGACATTACTCGTTTTGAGACTGTTGAGGATTTTTCCAGCAAAATGACGGAAATTGAAGAGTATGAGTATCCTGAACATCATTAGGAATGTGGACTGAGACGGCATTGTAGCAGCCGCAGATCCCGCATGCTTTCAACTGTCCATCGGACTCTGTAACCCTAGCTCCAGCAATAGCTGGGATGAGTCCTGCAATCCCGCGACATCCCCAACATCCCGATGTCTCAATTTGATGGGGACAGGCCGCACAGATCCTAGCCCTACGTTCAGCCTCCTCTTGAGGAACAAGCGTAAGCCCGCCCTTGACAGCAAAAGAATACATGGACTTCACCCATTGTACCACTTCTTTAAACCCAATCTTTTGTTCAGCCATTGTGCATGGTTTACAATGTTCATTGCCATGGAGTCGGCTGCAAAGAGCGTCTTCAATCTGTAGAACAATATCCACTGGAAGCATTATCCCACGATCCATGAGGCGTTGCTTGCAATTGTTGACCATGTCCCAGAAATCACCGCCCTCAACCCTCTCGTTAATTATCGGGCAAGTACACCACCAGTCACCAGCGGGAACGCTGTTCTTTACTGTGTAGCACAATCTTGGAACGTCACTCATTGACTACAAGCTCCGCTTCAAAAACATTGTCAGTGGGAATCTTCATTGATTCAAGTTTGGTGGCAATATTGATTTGTACTTGATTTGGAGCATTTTGTCCATCGTTGAAGTTGATGGATGCGGCCTCTGCAAGCTGTTTGATGTTCCTCATCATGCCAAGGGCTTCCATGCCATCTAAGTCTTGGGCTGCATCGGCGGCTTTGACAAGCACCTGTCCAGTAAGAAACTTGATAGACTTCTTCATGGCCTCCAACGAGGCGGTTAGATCGGAAAGAAGGGTTGGGACATTCTCATTCTCCCAAGGTGCTGGAGCGTTTTCATTGGTTAGCCTGTCACGACACGCCTTCCACCTCTGCATATCAACCCATGCCCTGACGGTTGAGAAACTTACATTTAGCTCTCTTGCAATATCGGCAACGTTCTGGCCCGCACAGTACATTGAGAACCCCTTGATACACTGGATACGCTTATCCTTGTCCATGGTAGCCATGTCTGGAGGAGGTGGGGTAAGACTTACAACAACCTCTTTTTCCCAAGGATAGGCCATCTCAACATCTGGATTGTTCTTCCAAATCTCCTTGTGTTTATCCCACTTCTCGTTTAGGATAATACCCTTCAAGTATTGCATCTTGTCGATGTCCAACTCTTTTAAAACCTCCGAAAGTGGTCTATCTGCTACATAAAGCCTGAATGCACACTGTTTTTTGTAGCGTCCTTCTGGTGAATCCCAATCAGTTCTTTTCTTGACCTTTTTTTTAACTTCCATTGGGACCATTGTATTATAAGTTTATTTTATGGCAAACGAAATCCCAGATCAGGGGGCTGTAGAGAAATACGGGAGATTGTGGTATCCGCGCCAAGGTTCCAAGGTTACAGAACTCCGTATTGAATTGGATGCCTTTATGGCCAGCCTAACCCCAGAAGAGGGCGGTCTTGGTAAATCCCGCCACTACAAAAATATTGTTTCAGCCATATGGCCAACATTTGCATGGCATAAATGGGCTGAACTCCGCGCACAGGCGTTTTGTATGAACAATGTGGACGAAGACCCAACCACGGGACAAAAGTACGTCAGAGGGGTTGTGGGGCTTGCGGGCGGCACCGACTCTGGCAAGTCGTGGGACATGGCCGCATTTGCGCTGGTCAATTGGTTTGCCGACCCTCTCAATACAATGTGTATTGTTGTATCCACAAGCAAGATTGATGCTAAACAGCGCATTTGGTCGGCCCTAGTCAAAATGTACAGAGAAGCACAGGGTCTAGGAATAGCTCCGGGTAGGCTCATTGAGTCTATGGACATCGTCAAATTGTCTGATGAGGAGGGTAAAGTTATAGACCCATTGGTTGGTGTATCCGATGCATCGTCAATCATGCTTTTGGCCGCTGGTGATGAATACAAGGATGACGCCCAAAAACGCTTACAAGGAAAGAAAAACAAGAGAATTATTTTAATAATCGATGAACTTCAGGACTGTTCTGCATCCGTAATTAACGAAGCAATCTGGGGATTTAAAGGAGCACAAGAACTCTATATCGTCGGAGCAGGCAACCCATCGTCCATCTTTGACCCCCATGGGAAGTTTTGCGAACCAATCAAGGGCTGGATGAGCGTTGATGAGGACATGCCCAACTGGAAGATCAAGGTTGCTGGCATTGAAGGTATCTGTGTAAGGTTTGACTCTGAAAGAGACAATCCAAACCAAGACTCATTCGGAAAAGGAAAGGGGCTTCGCTACCCATTCCTACCCAAGCCCAACGATGTTGCTGTTGCAAAAAAGGAGTTGGGAGAGTTAAACCCACAGTATTACAGGAAATTTAGAGGATTTTGGCCTCCCGCCGATGCCGATGATTGTACCATTGTTTCTGATATCCTTCTCGCCCGCCATGGGGCACTTGATAAGCCAATATGGGATGGAGATCCTAAAGATATAGCTGGAATTGACCCAAGTTACACTGAGGGTGGAGATAGATTTGTGTTTACCCACATGAAATACGGAAGGTTGATAAGCGGGAAATGGGCAATAGCCGTTGAGAAACAATATGTGCTAAATCGTAGGGCTGGGAGTCAGGAAGATTTTCAATATGAGATGATCCAACAGATATCCGACCTATCCAAAAAACTCAATATTCCCAACCAATGGATGGGGGTAGACGCTTCTGCTGGTGGTATATTCTGGTCTATAGGTGAGAGGGAACTACTCAAAGGGTGGCATGCTGTAAGTTTTGCTGGAGCAGCATCAGATCTGGCCGTTAGTGCACAGTACGCCATGAGGGATCAGGCCACAGGAAAACCTCAAGTCGGCAAGGACTTGTTCCACAACATGGCAAGCGAACTATGTTTTGTTGCACGATATTTCCTTGAATGTGAACAACTTAAAGGAATAACATCCGATCTAGCTTGGGAGATGACTCAACGTAAATATGCCCGCCGTGTCAGAAAGATCATCATTGAGTCAAAAACCGACATGAAAAAGCGCATAGGCAAGTCGCCCGACCTTTTTGATTCATTTGCAGTTGGATTGTTTGTTGCCCGCAAAGTATTTGGAGCAATGGCTGGTTCAGAAGCAATAGAGGAGAAAAAACAAAAAAACCTAAAGCTCTTCAAGGAGGTCAGACAAAACTTGACTTTAAAAACCAAATGGTAAATTATAGCTGCCATTTATGCAGCTACCCATTGCCGAGGCAGACATAGCCATATTCCAAGGCGCGACATTCAACCAGACTCTGTACTACGAGACTGGTGATCCATCGGCTCCTGTGAATCTGACTGGTTATACGGCAAAGATGCAGATTCGGTCAACCCCGCAATCCAAAGCCCTGATCCTTGAACTCAGTTCTCCTAGTTCTGGAATTACTCTTGGCGGTGCTACAGGATCGATTACTCTCACAATATCAGCAACCACTACGGCAACACTGAGCGCACAAGAGGCCGTCTACGATCTTGAATTGACTACTGGAGCAACTGTCACTAGGATACTACAAGGTAACGTAATCATTTCCCCAGAGGTAACACGATGAGCAGAATTTGCATCCCTATTCCTAGTTCCACTGTTATTGGTGTTTCCTCGACTCCAATCACAACTCCAAGTAACAACATTTTTCGTGTTGAGCCAACAATCACTGGACTCACTGGCGGTACTGCAACCGATCTTAATTCAATTGCAACTGCAAGTGGATCTACTTATCCAACAAATATTTGTGTGTTTCTACCAGCAGTCAACCCTCCAGCAATCTATCAATTGGTAGCTGGAACCAATGCTGCCAATTCTCCGTTTGTCGTACGTCCGCAAGACTATGCAACAACCACCAATGAAAAAGTGTGGATTCAAAGGGGTTAATACAATGAAATATATCTACGCATTTATTTTTGGCTTAGTTTTTTGTGCTACAGCAATTGCACAAAATCAAAATGTCGTTGCCGACACCAACGGTGTGGTTGTTCGCCCGACCAATTTCTGGAGCGTTGATGCATCCAATGCTAGGACAAAACTCGGACTTGGAAGTTCAGCAACAAATCCATCGTCTGCATTTCAGCCATCATCTTCTGCGTTAACCAATCTTTCTTCAAACAACGCAGTAAATTTAACAAATTTTACAGCATCCAGTCTTCCAACTGTTGGGCTGGCAAGCAATGTTACTGGGATCGTTTCCATCACCAATGGAGGAACTGGAACAAATACAGCAGCGGCTGCAAGGACAAATCTGTCCCTTGGATGGTCGGCACTCACCAACACCGATTCCACCAATTTCAGGACAGCAATAGGACTAGCAAGTTACGTTACCAATCCAACGGTTCAAATAACCAATGGTGGCACGGGCGCAACCAACGCTACAAGTGCCCGACAGAACCTTGGATCAACATCTGTTGGAGATGCGGTTTTTATAGCTACCAACGCTTCTGCTGCTCGCGTATCCCTTGGTGCTACTACAGTTGGAGAAGCGGTTTTTACTCTTATAAATCCAAGTGACACTCGATTTCTGAGATTCAATGCAAACAACACCGTTTCAGCTTTGACCGACTCAGAAATGAGATCTGCACTTTCAGTGGGAACCAACTTGGGAACTGTAACATCAATTGGAATGAGCGTCCCTAGTTTTCTTTCTTTAAGTACTTCAACCATTACTTCCAGTGGAACATTTGCCATCACTCTTGCCAATCAAACGTCACGCTATGCATTGATCGCTCCCAATGGAGGTGGAATTCCAGCATTCAGAGCATTGGATTCAGATGATCTTCCGAGTCTTGCTATTTCAAAAATAACAGGACTACAAACGGCTTTGGATGGAAAACTTGCAACCAATGGCAATGGTGGTAGTATTACAAATCTAACAGCCTCTAGCATCACTGGTACTGTAGCTTTAGCGTCCAATGTTACTGGAACCGTGGCTCTAGCTTCCAACGTAACAGGAACTATTGCAATTTCCAATGGCGGAACAGGAGCTACTAGCGCAGCCACTTCCCGCACGAATCTTGGCTTGGGATGGTCCGCTCTGACTAATACCACTAGCGATCTTTTTAACGCAGCTATTGGACTTGGAATTTCTAATGTTGTTTATTTTTCAGAAGTTGGTGTTGGCAGAAATGTCGATGGCTATACAATGAGCGGTACTGCAAACATTACAAATTTAAATAGTGGATTTTCTTTTAAACAAAGTGGCGTTCCATTTATTACAATATCCAATCTTACAGGAACAAATGGTGGGGCTTTGATTTTCCATGGAACTGTCGGAGCGGCAACAACCCGCACTAACCTAGGCTTAGGCGCAACATGGCTTACAAACACTGACGCCACCAATTTCCGTACAGCTATCGGACTGGGTTGGTCCGCTCTGACCAACACTGACGCTACCAATTTTCGTACAGCTATCGGTCTTGCTAGTTATGTGACTAATCCGATTGTGCCGCTCACGAATGGTGGTTTGGGAACTACCAATATTGCTACCGCTCGTACTAACTTGGGATTGGGTTGGTCCGCTTTGACTAATACTGATGCCACCAATTTCCGTACGGCTATCGGTTTGGGCTGGTCGGCTCTGACTAACACTGACGCCACTAATTTCCGCACGGCGATTGGTCTTGGAACCACGAATAGCGTCACATTTTCTGCGCTGACCCTTTCAAGTGATTTAACTTTTGGCGATGGAGACAATATTGTTCTGTCCACAACAAACGGAACAAAGATTGGAACAGCCACAAACCAACTTCTCGGTTTTTATAATCAAA